GCACTTTGTCTCCTTTTTTGTATGGGATTTGAATAGTAAATTGGTCTGTTTGATGAAATGCTATAGGCACATCTAAAATTGGCGTTGCTTCTGGATCATTTTTAGGAAGAACATCAGCTTTATACAAATTCATGTCTACTTCAAGTACTTCGCATATTAGGCATGTATTCATATTCATCAAATTTTCCTCAATGTTTTCACTCACGAATTGTGTCATTGATGTTTTCGTCATACTGGCACCACCTCACATACCGTATAGTACTCTGTTCCAGACGTATCCCCCTTATGCTCACCTTTTGATACACGGAATACTCCACTAACTTTTCTAGATGTAAGTTTAATAATGACATCTGTTGTGATTTTATGATTTAACAACAACTTAACTTTGTAGCCTTTTAACTTTTTCTTCTTTGGACTCTTGGATTTAGACTTTTTCTCATCCTTTACTTCCTCTTCGACTTCCTCCGGTTCATCAATCAAGCCAGTTTCTTTCGATATATCCAGCCCTATTTTGTCACCTTTAGCTCGATCACGTACATAAAGTCGATTTTTATTTACATACTGTTTTGCCTTACAATCTTTCGCAATTTCAGCAATTTGAAACTTAATCTTTCCATTAAGAGTTTTGCCAGAACGATAAATAAAGTCGATTGGTAAATCTATATCACCAATCGCAAGACCTGCATCTCGAGCCAATTCTCGCAATATAAGTGATGCATGGGTGTTTCGACCGTATGTCCGTTTTACAACACCGTTTGTATAGTCCAAACTACAATCAATGCATTTGAATGTTGTGATTTTATCTAGCCCTTCCCACTTCGTTTCTTTTTTCTTTAGTGAGCCACTAAAAATCACTCCATTATCATCAATGTAACCAGCACTTAAAATAGCTGCTTGATTAGTAGAAATAGAATTAATGGTTTCATCTTTAAGGTTGTAAACTTGGATATCAATTGTATCAACTTTTTCGTTATCACCAAAAGGAACACTAAATTTAATAGTTAATGGATCTGTAATTTCTCTGCCACCCACTAAAAATGTAGTTTTACGCATATATAAATTACTCATCTGATTCACCTACCACATACAAAAAGACCGTCTCGTTCAGATTATCGTAGGTAATACGAGTAACTGAATTAGCTCGGTCTTTAGGAATGATTTGTACTTTTGGCAAGTCTATGTTGACATGGTTTCTGAACAAAGGGCGATTAAGGATTAGTTTTTCTCCAACAACCAAAACACCAGCATCCTTGAATAGATCTACAGTGAAAAAATCATGTGTTTGATTGTAGTTGATTTCAATTTCAAATACTTCACCAGCTAACTCTATTTCAAAGGTATAAGGTATCTCATTTTTATCAATGTCAATATATTCATCCATTACTTGCGCCCCTCCATTGCTGCCCAACCACCACTTGATGAACTCTTAGGTGGTGTGGTGTATTTTTCTTTATTGTTTTTTGTTGTTGTAGTAGGTGTCTTTTTCGTCTGTTGGCGCCCTTTTTTAGTTACTGGTTTCGTTTGCTTCTTAACAGGAATAGACACACTAACAAATTTAGCAACTTTAGCCACTTTTATTTGTTTTAGTGTCATTGTAAATGCATATCCATCTTTAATCTTAGCCTCATAGTCTCGGCTAAAATCAGTAATAACCACATGCTTTAAAGATGTCATGTAATCAAAATCAAAGATAGTGCCTTTTTCACGATATTGGCGTAATTTTAAAACCTTCGCTTCCGAATCATCAAGGATTACACCTGTTAATGAAATGGATGTAGGGTTACTTTTTACATGGTCAGTTATTTGCTCACCATCCTCAAGAGCATGGTCAGTAGTAGTAGAGGATTCAGGCATTGATATCTTTGTAATTACATCGACTAATACATCCTTAATGTACGGCATTCCATTCACCCCCTACGTTGTTTGCATCTCTGAATCAAGAATATCGCTTATAATTTCGCGTACTTCTCTGCCAATATCGATTGCATTAGTTCCTGAAATATTAAAAATAAATTGATGTCCACCACCA